CCACCATCACCAGCGTACCAGTTAGCACCACCGTCTCCAGTACCACCTGATCCACCTCCACCACCTTTTAGTTCAGCAGTTACACTAGAAACTGGATAATCTATTGGAACATTATATGTAATAGAAGTACCACCAGTATTTACTGTCCACTCTGCATTTTGAGTTTGAGTACCACTGATTAAAGATCTAGATCCATTTCCTCCAGCACCAACTGCATATACTGAATATGCTCCTGCACCTCCTGTATTATTTGTAGTTCCTTGACCACCTTGAAGACCAGTAATCATTGAATTAACAACAACATCAACTCCACCTGTTAAATTCAGAGTATTTCCTTCTTGACCAGCGAACTGAACAGTCTGAACAAGACTACCACCTTGATAAACCTCTGCTCTACCTGTCCCACCTAGTCCACCAGTACCTCCACCAGATAACCATTGAGTTGTTGCTCCACCTGTGCATTCGTTTCTGGAAGTAAACATGACTGCATTAGTATCATTTCTTGTAGCAACAAATCCAACAGCACCAGGATTATTATTCCAAGAATTATCACCATTAGAAGCAGCAGTGTTCTTAGTTCTAACTTTCAACTGATACCAGCCCGTAACTGGTAGATTACTAGCAGGAACAACCAATGTTGCACTACTGGTTTGTGGAGTTCCACTGGGATTATTTGGTGGTGTTGCGTTACCTTGTATGTAAGTCCCATCAGGTCTCCATAAATCCATTTCAGACAGACCATCACAATGGAATTCAACATTAAAACCAGCAGCAGCAAGAGACGCATCTACATTAATACCAACACCACAAGTCATCCAATTTCCTACATAAGGATCACTGTTAGTAAATGGTGTAACAGCTACTGGATAAATTCCATTGTTCAACAAGAAAGTAGACCATACAGCAGCAGCACCACCAGATATTTGTCCTGATCCTACTGCAACCCAATTTCTTGTTTGTAATAACTGAGTCCATGGTTGTCCACCTTGACCACCACCAGCAATAATCTTATAATCATAACCACCAAGTGTTCCTTGCCAATAAGTATCCAAACCAGCAGCACCAGCAGTTAAACTGTTAGCACCTGTTCCACCAGCACCAGTTAAGTTACCAATAATAGCATTTACTGGTTCTTGTTCTGTAGTTGATGCAGGTACGGTAAAACTACCAGGTTGACCATTTGCTTCAAAAACATACTCTACTGATCCATAATCAATACCAGGAGTTGTTATTGTTTTACCACCAATGACATAATTGTTATCAATATCCCAAACTGTTGGGTTTGGTGTAGTAATTGTAGTTGTTGGTTCTGAAGGGAAGTTACCAGCAGCATTATATGCTACTTCCACAACTATAGTGGCAGAATCACCAGTCGTAACAATATCAACAGTATTACTTCTTATTGCATTATACTTAGATGTTGCTATTTTAACAGTATTATCATCTACCTTAACAACATACCAAACAGAATTAACAGTAAAACCACCTGTAACTGTTGCACCTGTTGGTGGATTACCATTTTGATATTGGAATTGTGCGACATTACTAGCAGGGTTTGATTGAACTCTTATTTTATGTCCAGTTGACATACCATGACCAGTTATGGTGATAGTATCATTTCCTGTATTAAATGCTGTCTGTGTAAATGATTTTGTTATCTTAGTTCCAATACCAGCAACATTACCATAAGTTGAAGCAAGAGGATCAGTAACAATATAATCTACAATACCATGAGTATGGAATAATGGTACACCACCATTGGGCTGGAAGAAAAGTACCTGTCCAGTACCATCTTTATAACTAACACAATGATCATCAACAACATATCCAGAACCATCAAATGCTCCTGCCTGTGGTGCAGTAGATGTCATTATCTCATGACTATGTTCTGGAACAGCAGCGATCAATTTTTCTTGTAATGGTCCAACTGTCATTGTAACTTCACCAGTAAGACTAGCACCCACAAATTCTTGAACATTGGTATAACCACTAATAGTAACATTACCAATATCCATCAACTGTTCTTGTTGACTCTTACTAAAATACCATTTACCACCCGAAGCACCGACAGCAGATATAACTTCACCTGATACAGGAGATCCACCACCACTTACACCACCACCAGCACCAACTAATTTCTTTGTTTTATAATCTGGTACTGCAAATGTTACTGTTGAACTATCTCCAAAATCCTCTCTACCATATCCTCCACCAGTACCACCATAATTATCTTTGATTACTTCATATAAAAGTGGGAAGTCTGCTGCACCATATATTGATCCATCACAATATAAAAATCCAGGATATTGATCCATTGGATTATCAGCACTATCAGATGATACTGTTGATACAGTGACTTTACCATCACCATTTGATCCTGGCTGTAAAATTTTTAATGTATCTCCTGCTTTATATCCATATCCTTCCTGTTTAATAACAAGATAATTAATAGCACCAGTATTTTGTGCAGCAACACCAACTCTTAAACCAAATCCTTCTGATGTAACTAAAACAATATTACCAGAAGTTCCTAAGTCAGTTATGTTAAAGAATTTACTACCTGCAATATCTCCTTGTGATCTTGCTAATCTAAAAGTATTTGATCCTGTTACATCAACTACGTACTCTTGTCCTTCATTAATAGATACACCACCAGTACCACCAGTTGATAAAGTGGCAGTAGCTGTTGCATTAGCACCACCACCTCCTGATATACTAACTACTGGAAATTGATATCCTGTACCACCACTTAATACATTAATACCAGTAACAACACCAGCATTAACAGCAACTTGAAATTGACCTTGTGAAACTGGACCACTACCATTATCTGTTACTGTAACAGTTGGTGTTCCTACATATCCAGAACCACCATTAGTAATATTAAATGATGCTATGGATCCACCCAATGCTGCTCTATTAGGATTTTGTGCAGTACTCTTAATAACAACTTTATCACCAGTACTTAAAATACTACTGATAGCAGGATATGTTATAGTATCATTACTTACAGAGAATGTAGATGCAGGGTTAACTGCAATTTCTATTGGTTCTGTTTCAAATCCAGCAGGACTTATTATATCTGTTGTATATCCACTACCAGAGTTAATAGAATACGCAGCAACAGCAGTAACTACACCATCATCAATTACCTTATCATCGTCTGCTTTAAATATAGGAATTATCGTCCCAATAGGAACTGTAGATGAGGTATAAGTGACCTTATCTGCAAGATAATTAGAGCGAATAGTTCTTGTTGTCATTAGATTTTAATTAGGTAATCGACCATAGTAAAAGGAGCAATTAAATTGTCCATTTTTCTAGTATTATCTGGATTAATTTGTATTGTTGAGGACATACCATCAGTAGTTATAAAAAATTCAGGTGTGTTTATAAAGTAATTAGTTTGTCCTGTTGTATATGTTATAGTATGTGCATGTTCCGTTGGATCACTTTCATAGCCAAGAGAAGTAGTTGTCTCAACAATATTAGAAACCTGTGGATATGCTGTCTGTGCAGTGTTATCAACTACACGATCAAGTGGCAAAACGTTTGCTGTTGATGCAGTATGTGAATAACCATTGTCACCTGTCTGTGGGATATCATCATTAGGAATTTCCGTTGATGTACTAACATAGTTAGGAGCAATTGGATAATTGACGTAAGGAGATTGAGTACATCTAGGGTTTGTAAACGTATTCCATAATACTGTCTGACGACATAAATTAGGCATCGTCTCCACATACAAAGGACTAATTGTTGGACTTAATGCGTTATAATCATCACCACTTTGTGTAGTACCAGGATTATCAGGAACAAGACAGAATTGATCAAAACTAGTACAACCACTCTTACATATACCATGATATGTGAAGGTTGCACCAAAACCACCACCAATCCAACCTGCATTAGGATAACTCATTGATTCAGCATAAAATTTACATGATGGTTGACATAATGATTGATCAGGACTATTAGTGGTGGCATTGTTAGTACAATTAGGATCTGTCATAGTATGATAATACCATTCATGCACACCGATAGTAGAAGCATTTCTATAATAATTTAATTCAAATACATCATTACCAGCTCTCCTCTTAATTCTACACCTTCTAGTAGTTGTATAGTGAGCATGAGGTTGGAATGCATTGATAGTAACAACTTCTTCATCAGTATTTCTAGGTCTAGTAAATGATATTTGTCCTCGTAATGAAGTTGTTTGTGGTGGGATTCTAAATTGTCCTGTTAAATCTATAACAGCAGTAGTTCCTACATTACTTGTAACCTCAATTCCAACACCAGACTTATCTACTACCTGCCCACCAGCATTAGTTACTGTCATATCATTAATAACACCTTGATCAGATCCACTAGATGCTCTAATATGCTTACTTCTTAAATCTGGTACTTGGAACTGTGTATCTAATAAAACAGTATCAGTTTGTTTAAATACACAACCTGCCCCTGTTCCTATAATCTCAGCAATAGCAGGGTATTGTGTCTCATTATATACTGCACCATCACATCTCAAATAACCAGCAGGTAATAAAGTCCTACTCAAACCAACTTGAGGATCATTAACATCTAGTTCTCTACTAAATGCTATGATAGAACCTGTAGTAGTTCCTAATTTGTTTCTTTCTTCGGATAAAAATGCTGCCATTAGAATGCCCTTATTATCATTATGACCGTTTGTGATGGTGTGTTGTTATCCATTACTATATTTAACGCACTATCAATGTTAGTTACATTAACAGTATAAGATTGTACATTATTAATAGCAATATTTGAAGGTGGCCTCAGTCCAGCAGCAGTCATAGAAATATCAAATGAGAAATGATTATGCGGAGCAAGAGTTCCTTCTGTAAAATCTTCACCTGAATGACTTATGTTTGTTGGGTATGTAGTAGTCTGATCACCATTCAAATAGTTTACTCTACCCATAATATTTGTTGGTGGTGGAAAGACACCAGTGTGTCCAACCATTGCGTGTCCATAATTATAAGTGTCACTAAACTCAGGTGTATTACCACCTCCTTGTGGTATAGTTCTTACTAAACCAGTTTCAGGTACAAGAGTCTTTGTTGCAGGGTCAAAAGTTAATGTTTGATCTGTTACAGGAAGAGTATTCTCATCATAATATGTGACAGATCCAGTTCCATTAGCCCATCTATCAGGACTATCACCACTAGCACCACTACCAGTTAAGTTAGCAGATTCATAATCAGGTGAACCACTTACTTGGTATGCAGATGTTTCAAATACCTGTACATATTTACCTTCAGTTTGAGCAGATGTATATTGACCTGGATGCCTATGAGCAGGTGTGTGATCTATACCTAATTTTCTACCAATAACATAATATGTTTTAGACCATGTAGGATCATTAAGAGTAAACTCAGTGATTCTACCTGCCATGTTATTAAGAACTGCCATATTAAATGTTATGTCAGTATCAGCACTGTAGATAGCAGGTGGTGTTACAGCAGTACCATCACCATCTATTAAATCACCAACAACATTATTTGCGTCAGGTTGACCATACTGATACTTACCTTCCAATAACATAGACCTTTCAACGTCTACCATTGCCCTACCATTTAAGTCAGGGACACGAAAAGTATCAGAAGCTTCATAATCTGGAAACTGACCTTTGATTGCAGTATCAGAAGGACCATAGGTATTACCTATCATAGATGCTAGTAATGGATAATCCTCAGCAGGATGTGTATTTCCATCACATAGTATCCATCCATGTGGTACATTAGGGGGATTAGAACCCCTAAGAGTTGAATTACCTCCCCATGGCATTATACTGCCAATGGGAGCGTTCTTCATCGTTTTGATTCTGTTATAAAATGCCATTATAGTTCTGTTAACCACCAACCTTGATATGCAGCAGGAATAAAGTTATTTCCGTCTGACGAACCTACGAATATTAATCCGAAGGAAGCATTCTTATTCTGGATCACGAGTTCACCTGATCCGTATGGTGTGGACAATCCACCCAACTTAGTACCCTCAGTATCACCTTGAATTGCAACTGGTTCTCCATTTACGATTGGAGCACGTACAACTAGAGAGTTGTTGTAAGTTAGTGAACCACCAACCTCAGTAAATCTGATGATGTCACCTGTTTCAGGAGTAGATGGTAGTGTTAATACCAATGCACCTGTGGAAGGAGCAACAGCAACAATATAATTTACATTACTTGTAATGTTAGCATTGCTGTTAACGAATGTAGACTTATGTCCACCATTCTTATTCTTCCAACCAGTGTAACCAAAGGCATCAATAGAACAATCTTGATTGATTGTATAACCCTTAGTACCACCATCACCTAATTGTCTTACTGTTAGTATTTGCTGTGTACTTGAAGCAGTTGTAGCAGGAATACCAGCAACATCTAGTAAGCGACCAACATATGTATCACCATATTCAGGTTCAACACGGAATGTTGGATTAAATGTTTTATTAGTAAACTGAATTGCATCAGGATCCTCAACACACTTACTTGGGAATACTCTTAGGAATCCACTTATGTCTGTAGCAGCATTAACAACTAACTTACCAGCTTCAAAGTGGTGCTCATCGTTGTTAGCTAACGTTAAGATAGGTACGTTATTATCAGTACCCATGATCTCAAAGGCAGATCCAACGAACTTAACATCATCATATACTGTTAGACGACCATGATGGAAGTCCTTCTTAACCATTTGAATACCACCATCAGTTGTGGAAGTATTGGTTACTTCAAAGATCTCATCGCCTATTAATAATGCATAGAAACGATCTAAGAAGAATGGAACTACATCAGAGTTCTTAACCTTAACTTCTACGACTGAACTTCCTGTACTTGGAATTTCTTCTGTTAGTACAGTTGTCTCTCTAGTAAGAACTCTCCAGACAGTTTCACCATCAGCATGTGTCTTAGCAGCACCAGGCCAACCAGTAAGAGAATTAGCACGAGTAACAGGTAAGTAACCAGAAGTACCAGATGTTACAACTGGAGTACCAGACACCTGCATGAATTCTTGGCTGCTAGATGAACCATAACCAACCAAGATATAGTCATTGATAGCAAAATCTGTGACGTTATCAACTGTTAGTTGTGTATCTGATGTTGAGATTGTACCTGTTGTATCAACGAATGTTGTTGCAATTCCGTTATCAACTTTAGGATCTTTAAGTACAGTAGTAACTGTAGCACCAACAGCATGTGTTCCAGCAGTTGTACCCCACTTAGCTCTTATTGTATAGATCTTACCACTTGCATTACCAATTACAGTGTCACCACTGCAAGCATCAATAGTAAAGATATCACGTACACGATCAGTTATACTAAACTTCTCGTTCTTAGCAGATCTGAATGATGCACCAGTTACAGTACCAGTACCACTGAACGCTGCACTAAGTGTAAGTGTGCTACCGACAATACTTACAATCTGAGGATCAGTTTGTCTTGTAACACCACCAGTAGTTACAAATTGATTTTGTTCTAGTGTTACTGTACCACCGCCACCTGTAAGTATGACATAATCACCAACTTCAAGTCCTTGTGTGTTAGGAACATTAGTAATAGTAAAGAGATTCGCTTGAATATCACCAGTAAATAAACCACTACCAGAAGAAGTTTCTTTATAACCAGTCTTACATCCACCAACAAAGTTGAATGAACCGTTAACAGTTAACTTACCATTCTCTCCGTCAACACCATCGTTACCAACAATTACACCGCCAGTTACAGTATCAACCTCAAACAATACGTTACCAGGACATCCATCAAGAACTCTAAAGTTCTTATTGTTCTGTGTAAGAGGTGTTGCAAGTTTGAATACCTCACCTTGATCAAAGATTCCGTTACCGTTAGTATCTTCACGATCAATAATAACGTAATCTCTTTGTGTCTGTAATGTTCCACCGAATGATGCTAGGTAAATATTTTCCTGAACACCAGATCCATCAACTGCTTGCTCTGTCCAAGTAGCATCAAATGCGACATTACACT